TGGTGCTGGAGGCGCTAGTATTGCTGGTATACCTACTAGCATGTTTGGTTCATTAGGAGCTAATCCTAACATTAACTCATTAACAAATGCTAATGCTATGGCTGCGCAACAAGCAGCTGCTAGACAAACTAATAGAATGATGGGCGCCGCGGCGCAACCTATGGGAAGCGGTATGATAGGTGATATATCTCAAAATGTAATGGATGCAAGTATGCCTACATTTGATCCTGCTTCTCAAAATATGGCTATGGGTATTTTTGGAGCAGGTGGCGCTAGAAATAGATCTTTATATCCATCAGCTTTAATGAAGCATGCTGATAAAGAAATACGTCAATTAGAAAAAAATATAGAAGCAGCTCAAAAAAGGTTAGAAAAATATGGCGGTCGTGAAAACTCTGATCCTGAAGTAAAATACGATGTTGAACAAGAAATAAAAGCTGCTAGAGAAAGAATAGCAGAGTTAAACAAAGAGCATGAAGGTTCTCCAGCTAAAAATATAGAGGAAAAACCACATGGAACATATAGTGATCAAGGCTTAATAAAATCTTATAAAAAAGGTGATAAGTATGTAGCTATTGACAAATCAGAGCATGACACCTATGAAGATGAAAGAATTGCTTCATCAAAAGCGTTAGCAGAAGCTAAGAAAAAAGCTAGAAAAAAATAATAAATAAATAAATTAATTATGTCAGAACATAAAAGTATAATTCATGACCCACACGCAGAACGCATGGGTAAAGGTAAAGTTGGTATAGTTGGTGAATCGCATATATGGGACGGACCATTAAGCCAAAAAGGTAGATTACACGGAACTGGATCAAGTTCAGGAATAACTGGCATGCATTTAAAGTTAGATGGAGTTCCTTATGCTGGAGCTGAACCAGTAACTAAAAGATGCTGCTCACATAAAAACTAAACACTATGTATACACAATATAGAAGTCCTTTTTTACAAGAAAAATTTCCAGAAATAAAAGAGGAGAATAAAGGTAAATTCACAAAATGGGTAAAGAAAAATATGCCTGGTAAATCAACTTGTGAAGCAGCCGACGCTGTTATGGCTAAAAAAGATAACTACGATGAATCAGTAGTTAAAATGGCTAATTACGCAAAAAACTTTGGTTGCTCTAAAAAATAATTAAATCATGCACGGAATATCTCAATTTTACGATAAATTTTTTGGTAAATCTCCATTTAAAAATGTAGAAAAACCAAATAAACCTAAAATATCAGATGCTGAAAGAACTGGAATATCTGATAAACAACACCACGCTATAAGTTCTAATACAGATGCTAACTCTGTAATGATAGCTGTGGATAGAGAAGGAAATAGAGTTGAGCCTAAAAAGAAAAAATCTGTTGCAAATATGAACTCACCAGTTAATCAAGGTGGATATGAAGGCGCTGCTGATACAATGGGTCAAGCAGCTTATATACCAACAGCTCATATGTATACAGACATGTTTAATAAAATTGGGCAAGCTGTTTACGATATAGATCAAAGAAATAAAAACAAAGATAAAAAGGACGAGCAAAAGAGAAAGGCTAGTCAAATCGGTCAAATTGTTGATGGTAAATTATATACTAAAGAAATGTATGACGCAGAGTATTCAACAAAACCGCAAAAATATAAAGAAAATAAAGACGGAACATTTTCACTAATTACATAAATTATGGGACATAAAGGACATTGGGGCGAATATACTGGTAACGCTAAATGGTCAAGAGACCACGCCCACACAAGAGTTACAAGTAAAAACTATGATGACGCGGTTAAAGATGACGCTGCTCATATAGATTATTTAAAAAGGGATATTGATTATGATGCTAAGCATGGTCACAGTGATGAAAAAATGACTGCTGATGAAAAGCACATTTCAAAGTTAGCAGGTGATATGAAATATGACAAAGAACATCATTCACCAGCTAAAAAACATTGTATGGGTAGTTCTCCAGCTAGATTAGATAAAGATAATAAAAAGAAACAAAAAGAATTAAAAAGAGAAATAAGAATTCTTAACAATAATCCTAAAAGAGCTGAAAGAATGGGACTAAGTTCAGAAGGACAAGGAGGAAAAGATTATGAAGCAATCGCTGATAAAGAAAGACAATTAAAAGAATTAAACAATAAAAAATAAAAATTATGCCTTACGGAAATCAAGACGGACCTAAAATGGAATCCGCAAAACAAGAAAAGTACGATTTAATGCATGATAATCCAGTTGTGAAAGACGCTAGTAGCGGAAGACCATGGATTTCAAAGCATTTTAAATCAACAATGTCGCCATTAAAAGATATGCATGGTAGTCCAGCTGAAAAAGAATTAGTTGGTGATCAAAAGAATTTAAACCCAGGTTTAAGAGCAGCTATTGAGGCTGCGCCTGAAATGAGAGACGGTATGCACATGAATTATAGTTCAGGTGTTCATAATGGTGAGGAAAAAAATGAGAATGAAAACGTTAGCTCTGCTGTTACAAGTGTACCAACAGGTGGATTAGCAGAAGCGGCTAAGGAAGCTATGAGAGGCGCGGCAGCGGCAGCTCAACAACCTAAAAAAATGCTAAAGAAAATAGTTAAAAAAATTAAGAAAAAAGAAGATTAATTAACAAATAAATAAAACAACAATGAATCAATTTATACAATTTGATCCAGCTGGAGCTGGAACAAGAAGTTACGGTGGTGTAATTTTAAATGTAGATATGATAGCTGGACCAGTAGTACAGGATTTTCCTGCCGGAAATGGTGATGAATATCTTGGTATACCACTAAGATCAGGAAAAAACGCCTTCATGCTTTTGGAATATTTCGATGCTGCTGCTGCTACAAGCGCTAAACAACAATTAGATGCGGCTATATTTAATTCAAACCCAGGGGTAGGAACTTTAGAAATAACTGGAGCATGTGCTTCAATAGAGTTCTCATCTTAATTAATAATAATAAATAATAAATAATAAATAATGAAAGGATCAATAAAAATAAAAAGTGTCGGAGGTGCTACTATTGGAGCTGGTAACTTTGGAGACGTGACAGCTGGTGATTTTAATTTTCCTATAGACTGTTTAGGAGCAACAGATGCTAACTATTTTGGTAACGATGCAATAGCTGTTATACTTAATAGTTCAAGCGGACCTGGTGATGCAAGTGCAGGATTAGGTAATTATTCTACTTATAAGTTTTACTTAAATGGTAGTACGAGTCCAACTTTAATAAATAAAGCTTTTGTAGATGCTATTCTAGCTAACAATGGATCTGGAGAATCTATTGTTCAATTACCAGAAGGAGTAACTATTACAGGTTGGGAAATAACCGATCTAATATATTAATGAAGTCTAGAGGTTTAGGCGATACAATTGAAAAATTTACCAAAGCCACAGGTATTAAAAAATTAGCTGATGCTATACCTGGTGGTTGCGGTTGTGGTAGACGTAGAGATGCGTTAAATAAAATGTTACCTTATAAAAAATAATTATGGCTTTTAAATTAACAAATCCTCCATATAAAATAGATAATACTCCAGTATATCATGTAGATATGGAAGACGGTGTAATGGGTAAAGCCAATAATAATTTAACAATAATTATAAATAAAGACGTTTGTCCTTCTAAAGTTCAAGATGTTATTGACCATGAAATGGTACATATAGATCAAATGAAGCGTGGCGATCTTGATTATGATGATGATTGTGTTTATTGGAAAGGTAAATGTTGGCCTAGATCTAGTATGAAAGAAGGAGCTAAGAACTTACCTTGGGAAGCAGAAGCATATAAAAAAGCATGAGTAAAAAGAAATTCAAAGACACTACAGTAGGACAGCTTTTATTTGGAGCTGCTTCTGTAATAAACCCTACCTTAGGTAATGTATTACAAGGAGTAACATCACCTAAAGAAGCAATTGAAGCAATAACTAAATCTGACGCTCCGGCTGAAGATAAAATAAAATTGCAGCAATTAATATATGATCAACAAAACAAAGAAATAGAAGCTATAACATCAAGATGGCAAGCTGATTCTATGTCTGATTCTTGGATGTCTAAAAACGTACGTCCATTAATATTAATATGGTGTATAGTTATTTTTTCATTTGCTGGTATATTAGACAGTGTTGAAACAATACCATTTCATATACATGACACATGGAATGATACTTTTGAAAAAGTAATGATGGCGGTCGTATTAGCCTATTTTGGAGGTCGCACGACAGAAAAAGCAACAAGTATATTTAAACAAAAATAAAAATAAAATGACAGCATTTAACAAGGCAATTCCCGTATTACTAAGTGATACAATAAATATTCCACAACCTGGAGCTTATGATGGTGGTTCTAGTAGTACAGCTGGTGCTACTATAACTTCAGCGGGTAAAAAATTCTTAGGTACTTATAACCCAAGACAAACAGGTTACAGTGGTAAAGTAGCAATAGGAGATGTTATTTATGTAGATGATAATGCAACTAATAGACCAGCGTTTATAACACAAGTAACAGATGTTGTAGACGATGAGACATTAACTGTTGATCCACCAGTTGGAGGTATTGCAGCTCCTTTTAATTATAATATTTATAGAAGTAATGGAGGTTTGCTAAACAACAAAGTAGGCAATCCAGGATATGGCTTAATTGGTCCATTTGCAACTTCAACAATTATTAAATGTATACCTGCTGGTCAAATAGATCCTGTATTTATAAAACCTAACGATACTTCTGATTTATCACTAGAAAACATGAGACTTCAGAGAATATTTTCAACAGGTACATCAAATTTAGATGAGTACGGTTTAATAGCTATAGAACCAGAAAACTAAATTATTATAAAAGTGTGTAATTATACACTTAAGTAATTAAATTAAATTTAAATCAAATGAATAAAATTAAACCAGAGCAGTTAAAAAAAATAACTGATCAACAACAGCATTTAACACAGTTACTAAGTAATATAGGTGTTTTAGAAGTGCAAAAACAAAACGTGCTTGAAGAAGTTAAAAAAGCAAGCATAGAAATTGAAAAAACTAAAAAAGAATTAGAAGAAGAATACGGTCAAGTTAATATTAATTTACAAAA